CGAAGGCGGCGGTTAGGTCTAAATTGCCAGAGTGCCATTCCCTCAGTGCTTTATTGCAAGTGCAAAGGTACAAAAAAATCCGTTACTTCCAACAAAAGTAGCGGATTTTTTTCATTCTAAGGCTGTTTTTCTTACATTTCCAGGCTTTTTATCGCCACGCACTGGTAGGTTTCTATGTTCTCAATAATCTCCTCGTGGTTGTGGTTTGTGCTGCTTCCTACAAGGTCAAACTCCAGAAACGTCTTGCCTCTCCTGCAAGCCAACTGCTGGTGTATCGCCTCCAGTAAGTCGAACACCTTCAGGCTCTGTTCACGGAACTCACTATCTGCAGAACTGCTGCCCTGCCAGTCCGTCACCACATGAAGGTGCACTATCGGCTCTGCACGGTACTCCACTCCTGACTGTATGGCGTTCCACTGGATGGGCTGGAACTCCACGAACACCGCCGGACGCTCCCAGTTCTCTTCCTGCTCGATGAACTCCACGTTGTGGTTCCACAGGTCGATGTGCCTGATGGCACGTTCCCAGCCTTCAGGAACGTCGTCTTCAGTTTCTGCTACTCCGTAGTAACCTTCTGGTGTCGCATATAGTTTGGAGAGTTGCTCTATGAGCATCTGATATACTTCTTTTCTCATTTCTCGTGTATTTCAAAATTGATGGCTTCTTCGATATATCCGCTCAGGTTCTCCTCGATGATAGTCCGCACCGCTTGCTCCACCTCCGGACTGGTACCGAGGAAACGACGGCGCGGAATCTTGATGGTGGTACCGGCTTTCTTTAGTGCCATAAACTTCCAGAACTCGGCTTCGTCACTCAGTTGCACCGTGCGCTTGTCATTCCTCCGGCTGCCGTCTTTCTTGCGCCCAAAGGAGCCGGTCGCCTCGTAGTATTTGTGCCAGAAGTATTTCTTCATCCTTGGGGTAACTACTATCTCGCCACCCTCATTGTGAATGGCTGCGTAGGGCAGGTCGGTGTAGAACGTGATGCTGTTCTCGGTAGTCCGGCTCTGGATGCTACGGCGCAACTGACCTGTATCGACGAGGATATGACCGTCTGGACGCATCGGGCTACGCCTGCGCTGCCATACCTCGCTAAAGAATGCCTCACGCTCAAAGTTCTGGTCGAACTCGTCGGACATCTCCACTTGTATGTCCTTAAGGATTCTTCTTAAAATAGCCTGGGTCTCTGACTTCATCTTCGGGGAATAATAGCTCAGGGAACAAAAAGCCCTCTGCTGAAAGCGCCGCCCGCTCCTCAAATTGAGGATTGGACGATGCCTTCAGCAGATTATAAAAGGTGCGTTCACAAATGCCGTATTTCGGATAAACGTAACGCTTCCATATCTCCCTGTTCGGGAGGCCTGTTCTGACGTAGGTGTCGTAAATCTGATTGATGTCGGCTACTCGTTTCGCATAACTTTTTCCTTTTCGCTTCTTGGGTCCCATGCAGCTTGATTAGACATATCGGGGTTACTTACTTTCTTTATACGGGCGGATGTGGAGTTTCATTTCGCAACTCACAAGCACTCTGCCGCTGCCGTCACAGTTAGGGCATTTTCTCGAAAAGCCCAACTTAGTGACCTTGCCCGTGCCGTGGCATTCACGGCACAAGGCAACTTTCTCCGGTTTGGTCACTTCCTTGATCATACGGTGGTCTCCTCTTTCTTGGGTTCTACATAGAAGGTCTCGTCCTGAGTCACCATGATACCGCACTCGGCCATAGCAGTACCCATCGGTATCTGTTTCTTGGTGATGTCGTTCTCAATGAACTCAACAGCCTCCAGTTCGCGGTCAGCCAGCAGTTTGTCCTTGGCGATTTCCTCGCTGGTGCGCACATAGCCAGGCATGAACTTCTTTACCAGCGTCAGCGCACTCGCCCAGGTAAAGCCCTTCAGGGTCTTCAATTTCGGTGTGCCGGTGCGGAAGCCGATGGTGCCGTGAGCCATGTCGAGGCTCTTCCTCTTGGTGAACAACTCTGCCTGGTTCTCGGTGGCGAAGCTCTGGAGCACGTCAAAGGCTTTGTCCTTCTCAGCGCCCAGGGTGGCCAACTTGTCGGCGTACTTCTCACGGATCTTGGCGCACTGCAGTTCTATCTCTGCATTGATTTTCTGAATCTGTGCGTCACTCTTCGCATAGGTTGCGAATGCTTCATCAGCGGCCTCGCGGGACACGCCGGTGATAATGGTCTTTTTCTGTCTTGCCATTGTCTCTTGTTTTTTGATTGTTATTATTAGGGTGAACTTAATTTATGCTTGACCCATACCCACCAAAGGCACGGCGATATAGGTTACTTCTTGTCTGGTATGCTGCGACTCTGTCGCTGCCTCCTGAGCCTTGGCTGGTCTCAAACCGCCCTTGCTCATAATGGCACGCAACTTCACCTGCAGCGCGTCGAGGTCTTTCACGCCCAACTGGGCGAACTCCTTGCCGGCAATCTTCGGGTTCCTGCAGAAGTCGTTGATGCGCTGCCAGTCGGTGGTGTCGATACCTGCCTTCTGCATCAGCTTCAGGCACAGGCTGCGCTTCTTCTTCAGTTGCTCCTTCCAGCCGGTGCGTTCCTCCAGCGAGGCGCACATAGCGTTGTACTCTTTCTGCGTCATTTCCTTCAGGCTCGTAGTCCGACCGTCCGTGAAACTCGACACAAGGGTCTCTTTCATATCCTCGGTATTACCGCCTGGCAGACGGTTCAGTGAGGCATAGAAGCGGTGGTAGTTACTTATCTTTCCCATTTCTGAAACCTGTTAGTCCGTCACACTCCAGTATCTTCACACCGGCATAGAACTTGACATCGGCCTGGCTCTTTATGCCGTAGGCATCGCGGTTCTTCAGTACATACTCTCTGATTGAGGCCTTCATTTCATTTGCAATGTCCTTACGCCGCTTTGGGGTTACGTCAGCACTGGCGAAGCCGATGCTGCTCTTGTAAGTGGTTCGGATGCCAGGTTGTGACACCACAGTGGTCACAGTCACCACTCCCACACAGCAGGGAATGGTAGTCGGTTTCTTTCGTTTTGTTGCCATAATCTCCATATCAGTGTTTCCAAACGACTCTCCCGAATTCTTTGGTTCCTTCAATGACACCGGCACCGAAACCGACTATTGCCCACACACAACCAATGGCAATGCCGACACAAATGGTAATTGCTACCAGCACCCAGAAAATTGGGTTCCACCACTTAGGGCGGATGGCTTTCTCAATGTAAACTTTCATATTGCTATCTGGTTAAAATTAAACTTGATTCTTTTCCTTTGCCAGTCTGAATCGTTCCTTCAGCACAACGTCCCAATGGCAGGATTCGCAACACTCGCCTTCCTCTTTCACTGGGTAGGGGTCATTGCCGTAGCCGTAGAAGGTCTTGCCGCAGATGCAGCACTTGTGTTCCTCGTTGTGTACGTCGTCTTCCTCAAACATAGGCTTCAGACCGCAACTCGTCGCCACGTCCAATTCCAGCTTCGCACCCTTGCTCACCCACCAGCCCTTCAGCATGTAGATGTACTGGCACTCCAGCAGCATGTCAATGTCAACTCTCATGTGCTCTCTCCAGTCGCCTGGCTGAGGCAGTCCGTTCTCGAAAGGGTTCATAGGCTCGTAGCCTTGTGCACGGAGGTGGGTCGCTGCTGCACTGAATGCTGCCTTGCGCTCCTCCAGATCATAGTGCGCTATCGCACCGCTGATGTAAACTTTCTTGCTCATTGTCTCGCTATTTTATTGTTTTACTATGTTCACTTTCTCGGCGGCTCGAAGATAGTTTAGTATTCTCGCTGCATACAGGGGGTCGGTGGTCTCTATCACACGGCAGCCCTTGGTCTTGGCCATCCGTAGGGTGAGGTCGCACTTGCCGCTGTACATCCAGTCGTCAATCACCATCCCGACATTGTCGCCTTTCACTAATAACTGGTACTTATCCATAGCCTCATACGTTATTGGTTGTTCTTAACACGCCTTCTTCCCACACTACGAAACTGTTGCCGGCATCGGGATTGAAACGCCCTTGGCAATAGGCTCGGAAACCTACGACCCTTACTTTCACACCGGCACGGTAGCGAAGCCTGACGGCTGGTTTCCCCAACGGTTGCCCTTTGGCTTCCTGACTGATGAAGATGAAACTCTTCTTCGGGAAGGCTTCAAGCAGGGCTTTCGTTTCCGGCCATTCCCAGCCTGCGTCCTGGAACGAGTCAACGATGATGAACTTCGCGCTGTGTCGCTTCTTCAGACGCTCTGTCAGGTCTTCCACGGTGTCACTGGTCACCACTCGGAACCAGCCCTGCTTCTTGTCAAGGTCAAACCGCAGCATACGCTCTTGGAAACTTTGGTTCAGCCCCTCCTCATAACTCAGGTAGAGCACCTGCCCGTAGTGGGTCAGTTCGTAGGCCAGTTGCATCACGAAAGAACTCTTGCCGCTGGCAGACGCGCCGCTGATGAACCAGGTGGAGTTCTCCTCCGGCAAACCGAAGGATTCTTCCCACCTGCCACCCCACGGCAGCGTCTTGTAGGTCTTCTTGGCTATTTCTTTCGGGCTGTAGGCTCGTTTCATTTCTTTGGCTCCTTTTCTTTTCTGATAGATACAACTTTGTACTTCAAAAAGCCCCGAATGATATTGGGATATTTGTGTATTGGGCAGGGGCTCCCTACCTCAACCAGCCAAAGCGGAATATAGGCATCCTTCCATATTTCATTTTGAAACGGACCGGCTTCCTCGACAAGCCCTCCTTCGTTCACCCGTAACCAGAGAAGGTCCTGCCCAACATCTTCTAAGTTTATTCTTGTTATCATATCAGGCTCCTTTCTTTAGTTTTTCAATTTCTGTATAGACTCGTCTCAGACCGCCCTGGCTCTTGCGCACGATCTGACCGATATCGGTTCCCTCCGGGGCGTTCACGCTGGCCACAACTCGCGCCTGCTCCATCAAGAACGCCTTGCGGTCGTCTTCCTGGTCCGGAGTGACACGGCTGTACTTGCCGCCGTAACGTGAGAAGATCTCAGCGTAACCCACCTTCTTGCCTTCCACGTTGCGGTTGATCTTGGCTGCCAGTCCGTCGGCTCCCATCATATACCAGCCGCAGCACATTTCGGTGGCGTTCCAAAGGGCTTTGAGTTCAAGAAAAGCCTCGTATGCAAGGTCGCCGGCTTCGTCAAGCACCACCAGAGGGCGCTCCATCGAGCGCAGATAGTAAACCAAATCCTCATAGGTGTCCTGGTACTTGCCCGTGGCACCCACGCCGAACTCGTTGGCTATTTTCTTAACCAGGGCGCGTTTTGTCTTCACCTGGCTGCAGTCGATATACACGGCGTTGCGGTGCTCATTCACATACCATCGAGCGGTGTACGTCTTGCCAATGTTCGGAAGGTCGCACAATATCACGCTCAGGCTACGCTCCTGGCAAGCCTCTAACTGTGTGGTGATATAGTCGAAGGTCGCGGTCCTTGCGCCCTTCCACTCGATAGAGTCGCGCAGGTTCACGTCCAGACGGCGGGCAATGTTCACCCAGTTGGCATCACTCAGAGCCTTATCCGTCTGACCCTTCTTCAGACTGTTGTACACGCTTGCAGAAATTCCCAGCGCGGCAGCGTGCTTGGCATCGCTGGGGTAGTTTGCGCGGTTGGTGGCTATCGCCTCCAGAATCCGCTGTTTGTTCGCTGTTGTAATCATATTCTAACGGCGTTTTAATGGGTTTCTAAATATCGGCTATCGGGTCGGGCTTCCATTGGCTTCTGACTGGCTGCTCCTCCTTAATCTGGGGCTCCAGTGCCACGGCTTCTGCCTGTTGTGGCGTTGCCGATGGCTTCAATATGCCCACCTCGTCGATAGCGTGGTCTTTTACATACTTGCTGAACTTCGCAATCTTCTTGCGCTGCTCGATATAGTTCACGGTGTCCTCTTCGGTTTGCTCTGCCATCACACGGTTGTAGGTCTGTACTTTCTCCACGTGGTCGATGTACTTGTCACCTTGGAAGATGTAAACTTCCGTTGGTTTGCCCTCCTCGTCTGGCATATAGTAGGCGGTCACCTGATAGTCATTCGGGCGAAGTTTCTCCAGAATGCTGGTGTCACTCAGCCACCAGTCTTCATGTGCCACACGCACCGTCGAGTTCCTCCTGATGCTCGTTTCCACACGCTCACCGATGTAGCGTGCCAGCGTCAGTTTGTCGAGTGGCTGCAGGGTCGGATTGATGCGCTCACAGAGAACGTCCCACCTTGTCATGCCGGGGAACTTCTTCTGGTTGGGGTGCAGTTGGTGGTTCCACTCATAACTGTCACGTCGGTCTTCTGCCACCAACTGGTCCCAACTGAAGTATTCCTTGTCCTCATAGAGTTCGTTGGTCTCGTCGCTCACTTTCTTGTACTCCTGACGCCACTTGCCCTTGCCGTAGAAACGGCCAATGCCCTCGTGGTTCTTGTGGATCACGCTGCGCTTCTTCGCACCGTTCAGAGGCTCGGCATACTTTTCCTGTGAGTTCTGGGGGGCGCAGAAGTGAACGAATGGGAAAGCGACACCGGCTTGCAGGAAGCCGTCTTTGTATTGGGTCATCAAGTGGTTCTCCACCTCGATACCTGCAGGCATTCCCCAGCCCTGCTTCTCAATCAGCCGGAACATGTCGCGGAAGCAATCTACCACCAGACCTTCGTCCTTCTTACGGGCGTAACTGGCACCGACCACGCACTGGCTCACTACGTCGTAGGCATAGTAGGCATGGACGCGCTGCTTGGTATCTTTCAGTTTTCTCGTCAGGTCAACGTCGTCCATCGTAATCTGTGACAATGAGAAGTCTCCACCGTGTCGGTGAACATGTGGCATCTGCTCGTGCATGAAAGTCGTCCAGCTCATAAGCGAGTGCTCAATCAGGGTCTTGTTGGCTGGTTTGTTCAGATAGTTGGTGATGGTGCTTTCGCTCAGTGCTTTTGGCTCACCAGTTTTCTTATCAACAAAGTCTTCGGGGTTCATCAGTTCGCCAGTCTTCGGGTCGTAAACGTCCAGTTCACCGCACACGAACATATTGTACATTTCCGCAATGTTAGTGTTGAATGGCTTGTTGGGCAGAACTGCCAGACCGAGTATTAGGCGCTCAGTCTTGTAGTCAACCTTCCTTGCACTCTGGTTGCCGAACTTGCCACTGATAAGGCAGCCGTAGCCCTCCTTCTTGTACTCGTTCACTTTCTTCCGGAAACGAAGCGTACTCATGGGGAGCGTATGTCCGTACTCTTCACGCAGGGCTGTAATGGCATTCGCCATCTGTTCCCAGTTGTATTTGCCGCCAAACAGCTTTTGGGCTGTTGCTGCACGCTCATACAAGCGGATGCAGCAGTTCAGTACACTGGCGTTCACCACATACTCCTTAATCTTCTCAGGAGGCAGGTCAAGACCTGCTTGCTCCCTGCTGTGGAAAAACGCCACCGCAGCCTGGTCAATCTCGTAGTTGCTGCACACCCAACCCTTCAGGTGGGTCAGGTCGCCGTCGGGATAGAGGGCTTGAACCTTGGCTCTGTAGTCGCGTGGAAGACTTTCAACGGCAACAAGGGCATACTGACCGGCTGCACCACCGCCACGACGCACCACGTCGATGCGTCCGCGGCTCGCCATCTTCTGGTAACAGCCTTGTGACATCACACTGCTGTCCACCAGTTCACGGGCACTTATGCAAAGCCTGTTTCCGTAATACTCCATCTTCCCCTCCTTACTTCAAGTTCCTTGCGTAGTTCTGAATGGTTGGAATATCACTCACAAGTACTTCCTCATAGCGGTACCGGGGCGAACCCTTGAAACGTACAACACCCTCGCCCGTGGTCATGCTGACCTCCAGGACGGCACCGTTGTTGAAATACTGGCGCATGAAACGCTCCCCGCTGTCCATTGTGTCGTAGAAGATCTCGTCTTCAGGAACGGCAGCCTCAACCCAGCCACCCATCTCCTTACGGGCAACGTATTGGATCTTTCTTGCCAGCAGCGTCTGACACTCAAAGCACAGGGCTTTGTACACCATGCGGTCGGTGCAGTTGAACATCTTGGCGAGTTTCGCCTTGTTTTCTTTCGAGACCTTGATGGTTCTCGCACTTCTTGTCTTTGCCATAATCATTTATGTTTTAATAATAAAATTGATACTCGTTTTTTTCTTTTAACAGCAAACCTTCTTTCGTCTCGCTAAAATTTCGTAACTTTGTCCCCACGTTCACTAATGAACATATAAACATGTACCGTTTCAAAGCAATAATCACAGTTCGTCAAGGACGCGTTGCATCAGAGAAGAGTGAAGAGGCTCTTCGAAACTATGCTGAGAGTCTGTTGCTATCCGTATCAAATCCTCTTCATATATCATGTAAGCAATCCTTCGCTTACTACCACCCCGACGAGGAAGCCGAGATGCGGGGCATTGACTATGTGGAACTGCATCTTCACCTTTGGCGTGACTGCAAGCGATTCCGTTCAGTTGTTTCTTTGTCGCAGTTAATTCGCGCTCTAAGCGATCTATACGACGGCACAGCTGACACACAAGTTCTCTGTCAGATTGAGGAGCCTGACGTTTCCTCGTGCAATTCAGAGCCTCAGCATACTTCTCCTGGCTCCGATAATTCGACTTAGTTCTTTTCATTTCATTAAAATTTAAGTTGTACATTTATGAACACGCTGCAAAAGTAACACTTATTTTTGACACCACAAAATATTTTGGCATTTATTTTTGACACAAGACGAAATTTTATGGCAGAAACAATAAAAGATAGGCTAAAACAGCTTGCGCAAGATAAGGGGCTATCAATCCGCTCTTTTGAAGAAACATGCGGATTAGGGCGGGGTAATGTTAGTAATATGAGCCAAGACGGAAGTATCGGCTCTGACAAATTGTCAAAGATATTTGACGCTTTCCCCGACACTGATTTATATTGGCTCCTGACAGGAGAAAAAAAGAGTAGTGATAATAGGGGGGAGGTCGCCCATCAGACGGACAACCCCAGAGAGGGCATTCCACTCATACCTTTCAGTGCAATGGCTGGTGCCTTGACAGGGGAGCAGTCAGTCTTGGAGTATGAATGTGAACGTTACGTGGTACCGGCTTTCAGCGGTGCCGACTTCCTGATGCCAGTAAAAGGTAACAGCATGATGCCGACATATATCTCTGGTGACATCGTGGCTTGCCAACGTGTCCCTATGTCTGGCTTATTCTTCCAATGGAACAAACCCTATGTCCTCGACACGGCACAGGGTGCGATTATCAAGCGCATAAAGCCCGGATCTGACAAGCAGCATGTCCTCATCGTGTCCGACAACAAAGAATATGATCCGTTTGAACTACCATACGAGGACATCTATGCCGTAGCCCTTGTCATTGGCATTATCCGGCTGGAGTAGGGTACCCCAGATACCCCGTGAGGGGTGTCCCCCCACCTAAGCGCATGGCCGGAACATCAGAAATCCCCTATTTATGGGGCTTTACGCCAGATTACGCCACAAAAAAGTTGCACGAAAAGGGTCAGTTTCCTACACTTTACTCCGTTTTTTGGCTCGTTGCCCCCCCCTCACACGGTATGCGTGGGCTGGAGTTTTGTCCCTCCACTTTTTCAAAATTGTCCCTCCACTTTGTCCCTCCACCTGTCCTCCCACCTCCTATTTTTCGTCCATTTTAGTCCCTGGGTCTGAAACACGGACTTTACTGGACTCTCTCCCTTCTAATGCTATCAGAACACCGTTCAAACGTGGACGCAATATAAAGCCCACAGACGCGCTAAACGCCCACATACAAACAAAAAAGGCCACACGCGTAAACGTGCAGCCCTCTGTGCGTAAATCTATCGTCCCAAGGACGTAAACGAATTTGCCTCAAACGTAAAGCAAACGTAAGCCTATGTAAACGTTTCGTTTTGTGCCGACCTCACAGCCTCAACCCTCGCAACTCTTTGTAAATAAATGGCTTTCGGTGTTTTTCGTCCCCTCTCTACATTATACGCTTCGTTCTGTGCCCCATATATCTTTTGGATTGCTGCCGTGATTGTGGGTGTGACTTATGCCGTCTATCAGCTTGTGACCGCAGAGAGCGCTCACGAGCGTGCCGTGCATGAGACTAATGAGGCGATAGATGAGCAGAACAAGAAAATCCAAGAGCATAAGGATAAGGTGGGCGAGTTAATCAGAACAATTCAATCTGAAACAGCCACCGAGTATGAGAAAGCGAAAGCATATAACGAGTTAAAGGAACTTGCGCCCGAACTTACTGAAAAATACAATCAGCAGAAGTTGGCGGCTCTTGATGCGGCAAAAGCGCAAAAGGAGTTTAACGAATCAATGGACAATGCTGATTACGAAGATACAAAGAAAAAAGTTGAGAGCTTAACTGCTGCAATCGCTGACAAAGATGCCCGTATCCAGCGAGCCGTAGAAAACGCAGGACAAGGCGCTGGAGCAGCGTCGAAAATGGTACTCGACCAAATTGAACGAGAAAAAGCACAACTGGAGGTATTGCAGCAAAAACTCGATGCCATGAATGCGGCAAGAGCGCAGGCAGCAGATGAGGCCAAGCCAATAGAAATACGCATTAAGGAAGCTGATGGAAATGTTGATGCCTGGAAGAATATCTCAGACATGTACAACGAGGCAGTGTATAAAGTCTATTTGCTACAATCAAACCAAGATAATCTCAACTTCGATGAGGCAACAAAAAATCTTGATGGCTATATCTCTGAAGTGCAGACCACTATGGATAAATTGCAAAATCAGCTCGACAACGACCCAATCAATCCAAAATTGCAGTTAGAGGTAAGCGAGGGTCAGAAAGTTTTGAATATGTTATTGAACATGCGATCTCAGTGGATTGCAAGTGGAGCAACTTTTTTGCCTCTATATTTTCAAATTCTTACAGCCGGAGCAAACGATGCAAATAAACGATTGAAGAATGCACAAAAAAATCGTGAAAATATTGGTTCATCAGATAGTGGGACAAGTGGAGCAAACTATCAGAAATCAAAGGCAGCTGCAAGACAAAGATGGGTGAATGCAAAAAAAGATTTGTCTCGTCTTGAAAAGTCAACAAAATCCACTGTTGACCAAGTAAACAAGGCTCGTCAACAAGAAAAGACAGCCAAGAGCGATTACGAGGGGCTTGGTGGTGATACAACTATCAAAAAAAATAATTCTAAAAGTTCTGTAAAAAAACAAGCAGTATATTCGCGCAAACAGAAGATTCAAGATCAACAAAAGTTTGATGAGCTAAAACGCAAGCAAGCGTTAGAAAAAAAACGTAATGCAAAAGATTTGGCTTACAAAACCGAACAAGCCGAAATTGATGCAATGGAGGATGGTACAGAGAAAGTTCTGCGCCAGCTCGACCTTGACCGCAAGAAAAAAATCACAGAGATAGATCGTTATTATGAGGACTTGCAGCAAAAGAAGATTGACGATGCTCGAAAGTTATGGGAAACCAACCCTGCAACAAAAGACAAAAAATTCAACGAATCATCTGTTAATTCAAAATTGACCGATGATGAAAAGAAAGCGAAGGCATCGCAAATAAAGGCAGCTATGTTGGAGTACTCCAGATCGGTTGAGGAACAATCAGAGACTGACCGACAAGCACTTGCTGACTACCTTAAAGAGTATGGTTCATATGAGGAGCAGAAACTTGCATTAGCTCTTGAATACTCTGAGAAAATACGAAAGGCCAACGAGAGTGGCGATGTGATTGAGGCGGCAAAAATGCGTCAAGAACAGAGTCATGAAACAGCCAGTCGCAAATCTGATGATTTGGAACGGCAAATCAACTATACAACGGTGTTCAGTGAATTTGGCATCATCATGCGTGATGAAATGGACAAGACTCTTGTGGCGATGCGTGAGTTCACAAAAACTGACGAATTTAAGTCCAAGTCAATTTCAGACCAGCAAGCTTTCTTCCAAACCATGAACGAAATCCAAAGTAAGTTTGGAACAAGTACGTGGAAAGACCTTGACTTTGCCAAACTCGGACAAGAGATAGACGCTTATCAAAATGCTTTATCAGCACGTAACGAAGCAGAGCGTAGGGCGAAAGAAACCGCTGATGCTATGATTAAAGCAGAGCAAGCATGGATTGATGCACAGAAAGAAGGAAACGATGAACAGAAAAAAGCTACCAAAGCTGCATATGATAGAGCGGTTGCAGAAAATGAGAATGCACATAATGCACTTAATGAGGCAAATTCAGATGTGGCAAATACACAATCGCAAGTCGCAGATTCTGCTGGAAAGTTGAAAGGACAGCTTGATAGCGTCAACAACATGCTCAACGCTATGACTTCCGGTTCGTTGTCCAGTATCTGGAATGCTTTTGTTGACCTTGACAAAAAGTTAAATGGAGGGCAGATAACCAAGAAAATTAGTGACACGGTGGCAAAAATGCTTGGCAAAGCATTTGAAGGCAAATCCGACCTAATCTCATTGATTATCGGTGCGATTCTCAACTTGCTTGATATATTAAAAGAGCAAGGCATTGGTGGTATTGTCGGTGGACTGATAGACGCTATCCTTGAAGCCGTGGGAGGTATTCTGAAAAACATTCTCAGCGGAAAGTTTTTGGAGCAGATTGGCCGTTCATTGGTCGATGGGGTAACCAGCATCTTCGACGCAATTACGTTTGGTGGGTTCAGCAGTTGGTTCTCAGCTAAAGGAAATAGCAAACAAGTGAACAGACTTGTTGAACGACTGGAGCGTAGCAATGAGGCTTTGCAGTATGCAATTGATGGGCTGAAAGATGAAATCGAAAAATCAGGAGGAGACCAAGCAACTGAATACTATGAGCGTGCATACGAGGCCGCAAAACAGCAAACAGACAATGACCAAACGATGCTTGCGGCAAAGATGAGGTATCACGCTGCTCACCGGTCAAATGAGTATTATATTAACAAAGATCTTTCAGAGAATGACTATCAGCGTATCAACGAGGCTTTGTATAGGAAGTTCGGCAAGCAGTATAATGTGCGTAGCGCAGGTGACTTATGGAAATTATCATCTGAGGAACTTGCCGAAGTATCTACACTGTCTGATATTTGGGAGCGTATCATAAATGGCGGCAAGTACGACCAGACCGACTACTTGAACAATTATATAGAGGACTACAAAGAGTTGATAGAGTTGCAGGACGCATGGCGGCAGTCTATCACTGCTACCTCTTTTGACAGCGTTCAAAGTGGTTTGAATAATCTGTTGAGCAGTTATGAGACCAAAGCGAGTGACGTGATTGAAAGCGTGGAAGATATGTTCCGCAAGGCAATCTTACGCTCGATTGTTCAAGGTCAGTTTGCCAAGAAACTGGAGGATTGGTACAAGAAATTTGCTGAATATATGCGTGATGGTCTGACAGAAGCCGAGGCAAGTGAGTTAAAGGCAGAGTACCAAGGCTACTACAACGAAATGCAGAAGCTCAAAGAGGACGCTTATGATGCTATCGGGATTGCGGATGCGGACAAGTATTCACAAGAGGCAACCTCGAAAGGCTTTGGTGCTATGAACCAAGACACGGCAGAGCAATTGAATGGTCGTTTCACTGCCCTGCAAATAGCAGGCGAGAACATCAGCACGCAAGTAATGTTTGTGGTTGAGTATATGGCCGGGATGTCTGTTCTGACCACGGCACGCAACCAAACACTGTTGGAGATACGCAATATGGTTTTCATTTCCAATGGCTTCCTCGAAGATATAGCCAAGTACACCAAGATAGCCTCGCTGTTTGGTGAGAAGATAGACAAGATTGTAGAACAAACCAAAAACATCTGATTATGACAGGCGACTTGACGATTAATGGGTATGACGCATATACTCGCTGGGGAATAAGCCTCAGCGATGGTGCCATTTCTGCCCTCATGACCCCTGCGCCAATGAAAGAGCGGTTGAGCAACGATGTCCGTGTTGAACATGGGAGCAGGAGTTCCAACCGATTGCCGAAGTTGGCAAGTCGTGATGTAACCCTTGAAATGCACCTCACAGCTGGTAGCATGAGCGAGTTTTTCACCCGATACGAATCGTTCTGCACCGAGTTAGCCACTGGTCAACTGAACATTAGGACAAAGTATCAGCCGGCAGTGACGTATCGGATGCTCTATGTGTCGTGCAATCAGTTCACGGCCTTTGTGAATGGGCTGGCCAAGTTTTCGCTGAAACTTACTGAACCAAATCCAGCAAACCGCAACAACGATAGCACGTATATCAATGACGAGGTGTCGGTTGCAGTTACTGGAGAAGCCGAAGAAAGAGAGGGTAACTTATGAGAACAATAGCAATCAAATATTATAGCAACGGCACGTTGAGGACACGCTGTACACTCCCAGTATGCAGCGGTTCGATCGTTCATAGAGAAATCATGGGTGAGCATTACGCTCGCATTAACTTCACGTCTGGCAGTCCAATTTACTTTGAGATTGGTGATTTTTGCGACATCGATGGCTTTGGTTGGTTTGAGCTCGTTGACCTTGTGGCTCCAACCTATAATGCCACCAATGCAGGTTACGACTACCAGTTGCGGCTTGATGCTCAGTACATGAAGTTCAAGAACAAACTACTCAAATACCGCCCGGAGTTGTCGGCAAGCGAGTTGAGTTTCAGTCTAACCTCAACAATCGCCACACACGCAAATGTGGTCAAGAGGAACATCGACGCATTGTGCGCAAGCGATGCATCGTTCAAGTACAACAGAATCACTAATTATGTAGTCTCGTTTGACGATACGATAGACCTCACTTCGTCAAAACTTGTGACCTATCAGAGTGCTTCGATTATAGACGCTATCACGCAAATTGCCGAAGCCTTTGAGTGCGAGTGGTGGATTGAGGACAACATCATCAACTTCGGCAAGTGTGAACAACGAGGTAGTGGGATTGTGGCCACTGACCTTGTGCTGAATGACAATGTTATCAGCATGACACGTTCGGACAGTCAGCAGCAGTATTTTACTCGCCTGTACGCTTACGGCTCGGAGCGCAACCTCCCTGTCAACTATCGCAAGGTTAGCGACCCCGATGTGACGCAAGAAGGTGTGGTACAGCGCAGGCTGATGTTGCCTGTTGACCTTTGCCCGAATGGATATATTGGCGAACAGAATGATGCGAAAGCTATTGAGGGTAGGGTTGATTTCGATGATGTCTATCCTCGAAATGTAATCAAGGTTGGTAAGGTTGACGAGTATATCGACACGGTGGTCAACGAAGATGGCACGACTACCACGCAGAAATATTATCGTCTGTCGCAATGCAAACTCGTGATTGAAGGGACAGAGATTGAAAGTTATGTTCATTTCAGCAAAGACTATGTGCTGGAAGAAGAAACCCTGCACATGATATTTGAGTCCGGCAGTCTGAACGGATTGGACTTCGAGTGCCAGTTCAATCCTCTTGGTGTGAACGAGAAGAATGGAAGCGAGTGGAACATGGCTGCACAAGTTTTTGAGGTCGTTGTGAACGAGGACTATGGAAGAACGCTCCCCGATGATGTGTTGCGACCAAAGGTTGGTGATACATTTATGCTCTATAACTGGGACTCGACCAAGATGGAAGAGACCGACCTTGTGGCACTTGCTGAACAAGAGTTATATCAAAAGGCAATGGAGTATTTGGAGAAGTCACGCATTGACCCCTCAACCTACACCTGCACGATGGATAACGATTGGGCAAATGATAATTCGTTTGGTATTGGTGACAAGGTGCGGTTGGTTAACCCCACATATTTTGCCGATGGCCGTGTGTCACGCATTTTTGGGTTTGAGATAAAACTTGATATTCCCTATGATGGTGCGCAGTACATAGTTGGCGAGAGTGCCGAGTATTCACGTAGAGCCGAGTTGCAGAAGCAGGTTGACGAAATCACAATGAATGGTGTGACGTACATCGGCTATCAAAGTGGCAACACGACACTGTATGTTATTGCCTCTAACGATCACACTCCAGGCACAGATAAGAATGTGTTCTCTGCCAAGCGAGTAGACCGCGATTTTTTGCATACAAGAAAAGAAGACACGGCGCAGGAGGCCATCACCTTTGCCAAGGGGCTCAAGGCTGGCGACTTTGTGAGCGGTTCGACGGGGGCGGGGCTGTATCGCGATGCCGACGGGGCATGGAGCGCCGAGGTCGACAACCTCACCGTGCGTCGCAAGCTGCAGGTGACCGAGCTGGACATTCAACGCTTGAGACACATCGGCGGCCAGGTGCTTTTGTCGCCATCAGAGGCAACCATCACCGAAGTGGAAGTCAAGGAGGATGGCAACGGCAAGCAGTTCATTTTGCGCTGGCCTGCACGTGACAGCGAGGGCAATGAGATTTACAACGATTTTGCCGTCGACGACCAGGTTATCTGCCAAACGTTCAACGCCAACACCCAGCACTATTGGTGGCGCCGTGTGTGGGACACGGGCACCGTGGGAGGCAAGCACTACATCAGCGTGTCCTACATCGACAAGATCGGCAACGAGATGGACTGCGCCCAGGGCAGCGGCGTGCCGCAGCCTGGCGACAAGATAGCCGTGCTGGGCAACCGCACCAAGGCAGACCGACAGAGCGCTATCATCATAGCTGGAGCAGGCACGGGGAGCCCCTTTATCGCAGCTTACAAGGGCATCAGCTCCTATACGTTGCCAGCCGCAAAGGTTTACATTTCGCCAGCTGGCATCGCCCTCAACGTCGACGGGCAGGTCAAGACCCTCGACGACGTGATGCAAGCCTACCAGGCCGACCTCGACGACATCAGGGCGCAGGCCGATGAGCAGGTGGTGTTGTGGTTTGGCGAGGGAGTGCCCACCCTCGACAACGAGCCAGCAAACGCCTGGACAACCGACGACATCAAGCAGCAGCACGTTAAGGACATCTACTATAACAAAGCAGCCAAGGAAAACGGAGGGCGCGCGTATTCGTTTGAGCAACTCGATGGCAAATTTTTTTGGGTGAACATCACAGACAAAGACGTGCTCTCATCTTTAGAAAAGGCCGAAAGAGCGCAGGACACGGCCGACGGCAAGCGCCGCGTGTTCGTGTCCCAGCCCGTGCCGCCCTACGATGCTGGCGACTTGTGGGTCAACGCCACCTATCCAACGAGCCCAACTATGATGGTGGAGTGCCCCGACAGCAAGAGGCACTCGGGCGACGACCCGTGGGCACGCAACGACATCTTGTGCTGTGCAGGTTCCAAGGCCGCGGGCGAGGCATTCGATATCGGCGACTGGCGCATGGCGCAGGAAGTTACCACGGCATACGCAAGCGAGATTAAGCAATCGGCCAGCGACATCAAGCTCTCGGTCACCGACCTTTCCACGGGGCTGGAGGCGGCAGGCATCCACATCGACGGGGCGAACAGCCGCATCAGCCTAAAGGCCGACACCACCACGGTTAGCAACGACCTTGTGGTGAGCAAGCTCAAGACCGCCGAGGCAGGCGCACGCATTGAGGCATCGGGCACCATGTTGCAGGTATTTGGCAAAATGGCGCTTAACATTCAGTTTGGCGTTGACGCCAACGGCTATGCCGTGCTCAGTTACTACAACAACAATGGTGTAAAGCTCTATGACTTGGGCCCCAACGGACTCAACTACATCGACATGAGCGAGGCGAAAATGACCCCTATCAGCGTGTGCACCGACGCCGACAACCTCAATGCTGGCTTTGTAGATTGGTACGGCTTTACCGCCAAGCGATTGAACGGGCAGGTCTTGGGCGACAGAGTTTATACGCACAACGACCAAGATTTCGCTCGGCAAATGGACGGCAAGACCTTTACGGCCAACTCGGTGAGCGAGGACAATCTTGCCAGCGGCACGGTGCGCATCAAGGGAAAAGGCAGGAAAATAAAAGAGGTGCGCGACGGCGTGGAGGAAATGCAAGAGTGGGTGCGCGACAATTACGGCATCGATCCCGAAAGCGTGGACTGGTCACTCAAGACCGACGGCATCACGCTGCTCTATCCGTTTACTATCTATCTTGTTAGGACTTACACCGCTGGCACCGCCTCAAGCTGGGGCGAGTGGCGCATAAATCAACCTAAACGATGAAGCACTTGTATTTCCATATCGCAGACAAGGAAACCGACAGCGACGGGCGCTACACCATGGCAGCCGTGTGCCGCACAGGCGGAGACTATCCCATGACCGCGGGTGAGGCACAGAAGTACATGCTCGACATCGTTGCACACGCCCTCAGCATTTCGCAGGGAAGCCTCGAGGCCGACGTGCTGCAATGCGCCGACCTGGGAGATTTGCTTGCAGGCGGTGATTATCTATTAGTTAGGAGGTAGGCTATGGCATACAAACTCAAACAGACAGGAGCAAAGGTGCAAGAAATTCTCGACGCGGTTGAGAACAAGACAATTTACCCCGACGCCACGCAGCAGGAGCACGGGCTAATGAGCACCAGCGACAAGGCCAAGCTCGACACCATAATGGTTATCACAAAGGAAGAGATTGAATTATTGTTTATCAACCCATAAAAATTCAACACAATGACAAAATTCCTATCACTTGAGGGTCTCAAAACCCTCATCGCAAAACTCAAGAGCTACTTCGCCGCCAAGGGCGAGGCAATTAAAAGCATTACGGGGAGCGGCAACCGCGTAATCTCCTACATCCGAGCCGACAACACACAGGGGTCGTTCAGCTACCAGGACACCACCTATGGCACTGGCAACACCAGCACCGCAGGCCTAACCAAGCTCTACACGTCGCTTGGTGGGCAGACCGACGGAGCGCCCACCAATAAGCTGCTCAACGACGGGCTTCAGACGCTTGTAGAGAGGATTAAGTCCTGCTACCTGCTGGAAATAGGCGTATCGGGCGGCGCAGGGGCTATCATGGTCGACAGCACCGCCGACCAAGCCGAAATCAATGCCATCGTGGAGGGCAACGCCCCGATGCCCATCGCCGTCAAACTCCACATGGCCGACAACGACACGGACTATATCGTCAACACCTGCCAAGTGCGTGGCGGCTACTTCATGCTGTACATTCCCGACGACATGGTGCTCACCGACATAGACGGTACGGAGTTCACGGGAACGTGGATGACATTCATGGCCGACAGCTTCACCGCCGCGGTGGACTACTACGCAACGTCGGTGGACTTGCGCAACAGCACGCAGGTGATTACCGACACCAGCAAGGCGACATCGAGCAACGTGCTCTACCTCGTTGCCGACAGCTCAAAGAACGTGTCTGGCGTGGTGTACAACAGCAAGACCTACACCTTTGCCGCCGAAAAGGGCGAGAAAGGCGACAAGGGAGACACGGGCGCAACTGGCGTGGGAATTACGAGCGTGAAGCAGACTGTGGCCTCTATGATTAGCGGCGACACCAACGTCGTGGAGATTACCACCAGCGACGGGAAGACCTCGCAGGTGAAGATACGCAACGGCAACGCGTCGACCAGTGGCACGGAGATTGTACAGACCACGGGCACGGCCACCGACAAGGTGATGAGCCAAAAGTCGGTCACCGACGCGCTTGACTTTCCGCGCGTGACGCTGAAGGTGACGTTCCTAACCGAGGTGATTAAGGGCAAGCAAATGAATGGCGGTGGCAATTTGGTTAACAACGCCACGCACTGCACAACTTGCCATATCCCGTGCGAGGGGGCTCACAAAGTTGAGCTTTTGAGCGGCGACACAAAAGATTGGAACTACATCGTGGCGTTCGACAAGGACAACAAGGTCGTGGCTAACGCAGTCGCATATAACAACACAAAAAAATACGCGCTGACAACGCCTGCAACTACAACCTACGTGGTCGCAACCTACTTAGCCGACACGACAAATGACCGCGGCGTGTGGATAGACGGCGTAAAGGCGCACGAGCCCGTTCCCGACGACATCGAAATCAAGCACGAGGGTGGCGACAAGGAGTATTATCTTATGAGCCAGAAAGGCGTGCAGGACTATGTTAACCAACGCCTCATGGACAGCGCACAGTCGCACTCGTCGTTTGGCAGCGGCTTTTGCTACCGTCTCAACGCAAGGCAGATAGAGCTGCTTGAGGCCTCAGACGTTATCACGCTCGAGATTTGCGCACAGTGTAACGGCGGCCTCAACGAATACAACAACACGGCTGGCATGACGTACTTCAAAATCATGTTCGGGAACAATCACGCAGCATTCTCGACCACCAACGACGGGGCTTATGCTTTTACGGGTGACAGCAAGCTCAACCCGCTATCGGGCACAGCGTGGCAGCTGGCAGCGACGCAGACGGGTGTTGAACCGCGTATGCCCAACGACCGCGTGCTCATGGTAATAGACCGCAAGCAAGGCATCGTGAGGCTCTACGACAAGTGCTCACGCAAAATAATCGAGTGCCAGCGAGACGCCTACAAGTGCGACAGCTGGCTTGCTGGCGACGACTGGCTTGCTATCATGACAGGTGCGCCCGTCTATGTTGCAGACTTGTGGGCTTTGCGCATATACGACCGCGACGTAACTGTGTTGCAGTACGACAATAATTTCAGAGTTAAAGACGCCCACATGACCGAGGCAATCCTGCCGTTCCAACACCCGCTTGTCGCTAAAACCATCGACGTAAATGACTGGGTGATAGAGAGGTTCGACAAGGCGACAGCTGGCAGCAAACCCTACTACTTTCCAGGTAACTACTCCTACGACCCCGACGACGGGCTGCTGACGGGCACCAACGACGCAACAGACTGGGCGATGATTGGGCCAGGTTCGTCTAAAGCTGGCAATCTGTACGGCATCATCGACGTGGACTTCGAGGTCACGGGCGGCAAGTGGCGAGTAGCAAAGCAGACAGCTATCAAGGTCTATGCGATTACCAAGTCCGACGGCACCGACATGGGCATCGAGGGCATTATGGGCAGCGACCGCACTGAACTTGAAGCAGGAAGATATACGATGAGCTACATTTCTTTCAATTTTAACGCTTTTTGCGACATCGCCCCAGGGACGAAGATAAAAATGCACTCTATGCACCAGCACACGCTCCATTGCGTTGCCAACATCAACCCCAAATACTACTGCAACATGCAGTGCTGGGACGACGCACGTGGGGAGTGGTGGACGCCGCTGAACGTTAACAACCACAGCACGCCCGTCGTGCCGACATTTTCAGATGCAGCGTGGCGGTCGGTGCCAGCACCAGCCTTGTTGTCGCAGCCGAGCTACAACGGACAGCTGAAAATCGACGACAGCGGCAAGGTCTATGTGGGGGTGTGCGTCGGTGCAAACAGAACTTGGAAACAAATCAACAACACATAATTACATTTATGACAAGATTACAGAAAATACAACAGCTTAAAGAAGAGCTACAGGCGAGTGACTACATCGCCCTCAAGGCTTTCGAGGGGCGCGACGTGAGCGAGCACGGCGACTGGCAGCAGCGCAGGCAGGACATTCGCGACAGCATCAACGCCCTGCAAGCAATGAGTGATGATGAGTACTACAGCAAGTACCCCGAGGAAAAAGATGTTGTGCAGGAAATACCGCAAATCATACAAGACTAAGATAAAATGACACTATTGCTAAAAAACACTACAGAGCTCACGCTTATCGCCGTCATCGTCACCGTGCTCGTGGTCGTCGCCATGGGCATTGACTTGGTGGCGGGCGTGATGAAAGCAAAAGAACGTGGCGAGGTGTGCACAAGCTACGGCCTGCACCGCACCTTGTACAAGTTTCTAACCTACACAGGCTCTTGCATTTGTGCCTACTGCATCGACTTGATGCTGCATTTTGCCCACTTGTGGGACTTGCTTTCGCTCGACCTGCTGCACAACGTGCCAGTCGTAACCGTCGTGGTGGGGGCTTTTTCCTGTTTCGTCGAGCTGGTCTCTATACGCGAGAAAGCCAGCTCCAAGGAAGAGCGACACGCCACCGAGCAGCTTGTGCACATCGTGCGCACACTGGGAAGCGAGGACGTGGCAAAACTGCTGGAGGCACTGGGAAAGTTAAAGAAAAATTAATCAAAAAATCATGAACTATCAAATGAAACATTTCACCATGCGCGAGCTCGTAAAGAGCCCGACCGCGCAACGGCTCGGAATTGACAACGAGCCCACCGAGGCCGTAAAGGCCAACCTCACCGCACTTGTCGAGCACATTCTCGACCCCTTGCGCGAGGCCTGGGGCGCACCAATCATCGTGACCAGCGGCTACCGCTCGCCAGCCCTCAACAAGGCAGTGCACGGGGCTGCATCGAGCCAGCACGTAATCGGCCAGGCAGCCGACATCCACACCGTGAGCGACCGCCCGGAGGACAACCGCAAGCTGCTTGACCTAATCATCGAGCTCGGCCTGCCATACGACCAAGTAATCAACGAGTACCCCGACCGCAAGGGAGGGCCTGACTGGATCCACGTGTCATACGGGCCACGGAACCGCCGCAACCGACTGACTTGCGTACACGGAAAGTACAAACCAGGCTTAAACCCGTAAAGCCATGAACGAGGACATAGGAACAAGAAGCGAGGGCTGTGCAGGTGCAGGCGTGACGGTGCTGGTGATATTCGGCATCATCTGCCTGCTGCTTTCCATGTGTGCCTGCAAGACCCAGTA